ACTTGTGCTATACTATACCTGTTCGATTTTGTTTGCATAGTTTTGTAATTCCTTTAGTGCCTTGTCGATTGTATCTTGCGGCAAGGCTAAAATATACTGCAAGTACTCACTTACTTCTTGCGACAAGTCCATGTCCTTGTCTAGCATAAGTGCAACGTCTGTTTCCCGACGCATTACCTTGCGGTCAATAAGCTCGTTGTCCTCCAGTTCACCAAGTTCTTGCATATCGCCTTCAACTTGGTAAATGGTATGGTCGTAGTCTGTTGGCGGCTTAGGGTCGTGAACACCTACCGTTTTCCTGATAAGCTGCGGAAGCTCCAAGGTGTGCCACTTATGGTCCAAAGAAACAGTGTCCAAAACAATAACACCAGTATCCACTCTAGATCTATGAAAGCTAGTAGTAACTGGGCTGCCGGGATAGAGGATATTTCGCTGACAATTCTCATAGCTGTGCAAATCTCCTGCTAAGACTACTTGCCACTTTTGGAATATATCCAAATCCACTTCAGGCTTTACGTGCGGCGGAATCTCGCCACGAACGTGTGTGCACAGCACTTGCCCGCCCTCAGGCCAAGGGTGATTGCCCTTTTCAAAATCTTTTAGTTTGTTGTAGGGAACAAACTCTATGCCCCAATCGCTGTAGTAGTCATCTACGACTATTACTTGCCGATTTAGGCGATTGGTAACTTGTGCTAAGTTACTCAAGAAAGTGGTATCTTTCTTAACAGCTTCGTGATTACCACTGTAGATTACGGTGGGAACTTTGCAGTGCGTTACCATATCAAAGTAACACTCTAGTTCCTCCATGCTAGGCAGTTTGTCGAACACATCACCACCGATTATGAAAGCGTCACACCCTTGCTGAATCTCTTCCAGCTGCGCCCACAACAGGTTATAGCGATTTTTAGCCCACTCCACCGGAACATTCTTTTGGCCCAACTTAATGTGTACGTCGGCCGTGAATAAAACTTTCATCTAATTCCTTTAGAGGCAAAAAAGCCCAGTAAGCTCTTCACTTTACTGGGCTTTGGCGATTAACCGTTGAGTTCGTTAACAGCTTCTTGTGCGCTACTATCGCTATCGGCTTCGTCTTCGTTGCTGGTAATCTTCTCCAGCAGAGCCTTCACTTCGTCAGCATTCGGGCGAGGAAACTTTTCGTCAATGGACTTTGCGGCATCAGCCATAGCACGCTCGTCATCACTGAGTGCGCGGGGCTTGCAGCGTAGCACTTGCAAGGTATACTCAACATTAAAGGGCAGAGGACCAGTCTTAACGCGCTTGAATACAACGTCCCAACCAGTATCGTAGTCTGTGGGGTCACCCAAATCTTCTGCGGCAGTTACAATCTGCTCAAACAGCTTCTTTTTCAGGTTAAGGGCCACAACTTTGCCCGACTTAGGGTCGATACAGTTAACGCTGTAACTCCAAGTGCACTTCAAGTCAGGGAAGTAGTCAGGAACATGGTCTTTTTCCATGTTGTCGAACTTTTCCTTTTCGCGACTAAATGCCAGGCACTCAACAGGAATATCCTTGTTATTGCTGCCCTTGAGCCAGTAAATGTATCGCGGCAACACTCCACCGATCAAGCGTACAGTGTTTTCGCCGTCTTTGTATTCATAGGACTCAACCTTATTAGATTGTGCCTTGCCTTTGGTTTGCTTGAAACTAAGTGCCATTTTATTCCTCGTATTTGAATTTAATTTTGTTGTTTGTGATTGTTAAAAGCGGATTGTGTTTGATGTAGTCTAAATTTATATCTAAAAAGTACGATAGGTCTAGTGACTTGTCGCCGTAAAGTTTATACTGAAGATAGTCTCTGCGACCAGCTAGTTTTATATACTGTGCTTTATAGATAATGTCTGTGATTTTATCCGCGAATAGGGGTGCCGCATTTAGTAAGTAACTGTTGCCACTGATGTTAGAAAGCGGTTTCGCTTGAATTTTGGCATTTTTTGGCAAAGTTTTATTTAAGAAATGCAGCTGTAAAGTATCAACTAAAAGTTTAGGGTTATTTTTAGTCTTAGCCTCCAGCGTCTGTAAGTTGAAAAACAGAGTCATAGTTGCTAACTTAGATTATATTATATCAGATTAGCTGTGCACGGACAAGTTGAATTTTTTATACCGTTACAACTTCCCAGCCTTTGCGTAGGTAAAGACCTAGTCTATCTGTATTTTGCTTTTTATCGGCCCAGCCAGCAAATTGAATATCAACTACTATAGGGTCTAGTTTACCTTCATGTGGTCGCATAATACGACCCACAATTTGTTCTAGTAAACTGTCGTTACTCATTGGAACTGCTAGTATTACGCAGCTAAGGATGTTGATGGAGATTCCTTCGGCAAAGATTTGACGGCTTCCAGCAATGCACATCTTTTCTTTGTTGAGGATTTGTTCCTTGACTCGTTGCCTGGCTTCGAAATCGGTTTCGCCAGTAACCAACACACACGTTTCTCCAACATACTCTTTTACCTTTTCTAAGAACTCTACTCTGTCTGCTACAACAAGGACACTATGGCCTTTACTAATATGTAAATTAGCCACCCCAGCAATAAATCTTCTATAGTTATCATTTTGAGTTAGATCATTAATCTTCTCTACCCAAGTAGCACCAGGTTTTAGTGTGATGCCACTTTTTACTATATGCACTGCAGGATTAATTGTGTTAGCCTGTGGAGGCTTATACACAGTGGTACCAAAATAATCTTGAAACAGTATGTGCTTACCGTCTTTGCGAATCATTGTACCACTAAGCGCTATGCGATATCTAGCATGAAACGCATCCACTGTCCCCGCAAACGTAGTTGCAGGACAGTGGTGTGCTTCGTCTAGTATAATAGTACCAAACTCTTTTTGAAGTGGTTCTAGGTTTTTAACTATGGTTTGTATATTTCCTACCACTATAGCGTGATCTTCAATATCAAACTTGCCACTGCCAATTACACCGGGCTGCATTCCGAACAGTGCTTCCACTTCCTCTACCCACTGATCTCGCAGTGCTGTAGTGTGTGTAATTACCAGCGTCTTTTGACCTAGCTTGCGTGCTACATGCAGCGCAGTAAAAGTCTTGCCCCAACCTACTAGGGCATTGATAAAGCAAGTATCCGTTACTTCATCGTACACTACACGCTGATCCTCACGCAGCTCGTACTTAGGCGTAGGAAACGGTACCGGATTGAGCACTCGTTTGTCTACTAGTTCCCAGTCGGCAGGAATCAGGTCTAGTCTACCTTGCGGCAGGGATATTATACCACCAGCTAGGAGCTTATAGTTTTTAATAGTTTCAACACTACTAAACTTCTTACTGCCTGTATCCTTGTGTATTTTATAGGTAAGGGTTTGGATTACGTGCTTGCTATGATCCTTACCTGGATTGTCTATATAGATTCTATTCGATATAACTGCTTTTGGCATTATACTAATCTCCAGGTAGGTTTTATAGGCTGGTCGTAAAACCCATACAATAAATACCCACCACTAACTTCCAATAAGCCCGCCCACTGCTGTTCCACACTAGGTCTAAGCATAGACTTGAAGCGCTGTGATAGACCTTCAATTTCTAACACACACCCTAGCCCTGCCGCGGGTAAAACTTGTTTGATCCTGCGCGTTTGCAGCTTGGCGCGCGTGCATTTTTTGTGCTGGAATACTGCGCCGCTATTATCTATAAACCAAGTGGTATGTTTTGCTAACTTCACCAAGTCCACGAGGCTGTAAATTGCTGTACCGATACGGTGAAGCGTAGACTGATTCCTAAGAACCAGCCTACGCAACCCCAAGGTCGGCTTTGTTATAGACTTGTCGTCTATTAATCGGATGTTTTCAAAGTACTCGTTAGTATCTTTGTCGCTGTATTCTGCCAAGTAGAACACACGGCCATCGCGCTGCTCAGGCCGGTGCTCACCCAACTTAAATACGGGCCAGCTTATCTCCGATAATTTGATAGGTTTCCACGAAGTTTCCAAAGCTGTAGTCGTCTCCAATATCCTGGTCTACACCGATAGGCGAGGCTGGAATACTACAACCCCAGTCTTGCTGCGTATTCCGGCGTAGAACTTCACAGTACTGCTCTACGTGGTCTTCTCGGACAAGTGCCACGATTGAGTCGTGTACAAGCATGAAGATTTTTGCGTCAAGCCCCAGCTCTGCAACTTCTCTTTGAGTTCCAATAGCTCCAAGCAAGTTAATGTCACTTGCCAACGACTGGATTTCGCTGTTAATACCACTTCGTACTTCGTGGGCGGCGATTCCTTTGTCGCTGGAAAATACATTAGGAAGCCGCCTCTTTCGGCCAAAAAACGAGTAAGTATATCCATTTTGTTCAATAAAAGCCTTGCGAGTATCCAACCACTGCTTTAGCTTATTAAACCGGGTAAAATACTGTTTAATATCGCTTTGAGCCTGCTCCACTGGGTAAGGCTCACCTGTGGCTTTTGTAACAGTTTGCGACACCTTGTTAGCGCCCGAACCATACAGAATACCGAATGAAATAGCCTTAGCCGACTGACGCATACTGCCGTACAGTTTCTTTACGTCCTCCACTTCGCAAGGCAGGTTAAACACCATTTTTGCAATTGTAGAGTGAAAGTCGCCGCCACTGCTAAAAACCTTTTGCAGATTCTTGTCGCCACTCAACACAGCTGCATAATACATCTCTGCAGTTGTCAAGTCTTGCGAAACAATCTTGTAACCTGCCGGAGCCTGGATACAGCCTTTGATAATAGGATCGTCCCGAGGAATTTGCTGAGCGTTAAACTTGCCAGAACTACTGAGACGACCGCTAGTGGTGAAAGTAAGATTAAAATTGGTACGGATTCTGCTATCTCGATCAAGCTCCGGCAGAATCTTTTGAATGTAGGTATTCTGAATCTTGCCAAGTTGCCTCACTTTCAAAATTGCCTTGGGCAGCGGGTGTTCTTCACTGAGCTGCTCCAAAACTTCAGCATCAGTAGAGATAGCACCAGTGGCAGTTTTCTTGCCAGTTGGCTCCAAACCCAAGTAGTCAAATAGCACAACACGCAGCTGCATTACACTGTTAGGATTAAAAATCTTACCAGTGTCTTGCTCAAACAGCTTTACCTCATCAAAGCCATAAATAGCCTCTTTAGCACGCTGAACTTCTTCGTCCAGGTACTTATTGGCGGCTTCCATACGCTCACGGCTAATAGGAATGCCAACTTCTTCCATGTCCATTAGGAACAGTGTGCCGGGAATCAGGATCTCCTGATACACCTTGAACAGCTTATCGTTTTTCTGAATAATAGGCCAGAACTTTTGATAAAGGTCGTATGTAACGGCTGTGTCAATAGCAGCATACTTGCTAATAATGTCGAACGGAATAAGGTCATAGGTAAAGTCGTCTTGAAGCACACCATTTTTGCTGCAGTATTCCTTTTTATACTCGTCCAGCTCCGAGTCATAATCACCGTAGTCGGTGTACTTTAGTGCTAGCTGCTTCAAGCCATGTGAATCGGCTTCATCCAGCACATAGTGCATAACCATAGTGTCGTGTACACGCTTGCGGTTAAAGTCCACTCCAAGATGATATTTAATCATTTTGTAGTCAAACTTCATGTTATGGAACACTATGTCAAAAGTGTCCACAATTTCCCTAATCAGCTGCAAGCATTCTTCGTCCAAGCAGTCAGTAAGAATGTATCGGCCATGTTTTGACTTATAACTCATCGACAAGCCAAGCACATATCCGTCTCTGGGATACAGTGCTGTGGTTTCCGTGTCCAGCGTCACAGCGCCCTGTGCGTTGGCTAGGACTTCCCGGAAGAACTGCTTAGCTTCCTCGGTAGAATCAATACCTTTGTAGTCGCCCAGCGTACTAGGCTTAACATTTCCTTCAATATACTTGTGGATTTTGTCCACAGCACGCTGAAAGTCAGGCTTGCCCTCTGGCTTAAACGCCAGCATTGCTGGGTTGCTGATGGGAATAAACTTGTCGTCTACAAGCTGGCCTGCGTAGTTGGTTACGCTAGTAACTTTAGCGTACTCTTTAGCTGCTTCCGCGCCTACCAGGATAACATAGTCGTACTCGTCCAAGTCAACCACCAAATCCACATCTTTTTTCAGCAGCTTTTGAATAGGCTTGCTGCTCATGTGGTAGTGATCAAACTCAAACTGGAAGTACTCGCTGTAACGGGTACGGTTTGGGGCTTTGTCAATAAGTGCAATTTTGGTCATAATACTTTCTTATAGCGTATTGGGCTATTATTTGTTGATATACTCTCTAATAGAGTTTACGTCATCCTGATCCAGCTCGCCTGGGTCCGTGTCGTCGTTTAAGTTTATGATTTCCACCACAAACCCGTCTTCTTCTATGAGTGGCTTTAGGGTCTGTGCGGCTTTGCGTCCGGCTTCGTCACCATCAAACATAATGTAAACGTGAGTAATGCCTTGTGCTTTGAATGGCAACAGCTTTTGCTTGGTGTCGTTTTGCAGCGTATTCGTGCCAAAGCACGCCACCACGTTTTCCAAGCCTTTGTCGTACAAGTTTAGCATATCGAATATACCCTCTACCAGCACCATTGACTTGTAGCCGCTGGGCAGGTAGGTTGGGTAAAGTGGCATCTTAACACCACTGGGATAGTTAACGTACCGTGGATTGCCATTGCTCAGTGTATGGCGTGCTACAAACACCACCGTCTTGCCAGTAATGTCCTTGATTGGAAATACTATCCTGTCTTGTAGCTTTTCTACCTGATTGGTATAAAACGCACCAAACCACTTTAGTGTTTTAGCACTAATACCACGAAAACTCTTGGTGTAAGGAGTGTAGCCGTTCGGCAACTCTAAACCAAGGTGATTGGTCTTCAACTCTGCTAGCTTCTCTTTTAGCTTTGCAATCTTGATTGGTACCGGATTGGTAAATACACCATAAAACTTGAATATGTTGGTTTTGAACCCGCAACTAAAGCAGTGGGCAACCCCAGTGACGCGATCAACGCGAAAACTAGGATTGCTGTCGTCATGCTCTGGGTTTAGGCAACGTATCAAGTAGTCGCGGCCCGATACTTGATACCCTAAGCCTTGCTTTTGTAGTAGTTCAAGTACTGGGTCGCTCATGTCAATTCCAAGGTAAATCTGCCGATGTATCGTCTTGTTTCAAGTCCGGCTGCTGCTTTTTGCCGCCAGCCTTTTTAATTGGTTCTTTAGGTGTGGGTTTGTCCACGGATTGCGGGCTAATACGTAAGGAATCCCAGTCGATTGGGCACGTAAAAGCCATCTCTTTTCCGCCACGAATTTTTGTGGTTTCAAAGCTAATTGCATTTGTTTCTTTGTCATGGGCTTCCATGACCAAAGCAATGTCGGCCGCATCAAGAATACCTTTCGCAAACCTGGCTTCACCGTTTGCATCAATTTGATACGGCGAAACCAAGACCACTTCGTACTTACGCGCCAGGTTTTTAAGCTTTTTGGAAACTTCAATCTGCGGCTTCCAGTCATACTGGTCAACACCTTCCAACACAATTTGGTTAAGATAGTCAACTACCACAACTTTTAGCTTGTCACCGAACTTTGCCTTGGACTTACCAATGTGTAAGTCGATGCTGCTTAGGGTCAAGTCTCTGTCGTCGACAATAATCATTTGATTATCTTCTTTTAGTATGTGATTGCGAACCAACTGCTCTTCAAATTTATAGCGATCTCTGTGCCGCATAAATTCCATAACAGTTCCATCCGAATCTTGAAACATACCTGCACGTGCTTTTACTACTCGTAGCACTTCTTCATCAGTCAACCTGTTCTGTTTAAGACTTTGCAAGTTCACATTTGCCAAGATAGCAAGGTTGCGTTGCATAGTCTCCATAGCCGTCATTTCAATACTGAAATAAATACAGCTGTTACCAGACTCATATTGATTAATAAAAATGTTGCTACTAGTAATAGATTTTCCAGATCCCCTTTTACCCCCAATGAGTATGAGCTCTTGCCGAGCCACACCACCCAACACAGCGTCAAAAGTATTATTAAGACCCAAATAAACACGTTCTTTCTCCACATCGTCAGGATGCTGGAATAGCATCATATCCGCCATAGTGAAAACCTTTTCACTAGTGTGCGTTTTTTCTTCGATTGTTAGTGCAATATTGGCTAAGTTATCCTTGATTTCGTTTGCATCGTAAAGCGGTAATTTGTCTACAAATTTATCTAGTAGTTTTACAGTTTCGTTTTGTGTATATTGATCTATAAGCGCGTCTAGCGCGACTTCTGCTGAAACGTCAGGAACCTCGGTTAAACGGAGGGTTGCTAACGTCTTAGACGCCGGTCCCTCCCTCAAGGTTAGTTCTAGATCGTCAAACGATGGAACGGCACCATAACGCTCGTAATGCTTGTTGATGGCACCATAAAGGGAGGAGTAGGCAGCGTCTAGGAACACCAACTTGAGCTTAGCCCAGATTTCTAGGTTTTGCTCAGTTAGGAGTTTATTTAAGACTACTGCTGAAGTATCCAAGATTACCCTACTTTCGATTCATTATCAATAATAACCTGGTCAATAATTTCTGTTACTTTATATAGTACCTGCTCTCGCAGTTTTTTAATGTCTTGTTGATATGCTGCGTCTTTTTCAAACAGCAAACTAAGCTGCTCGTGCGTAATAAGCTGTTGCAGTCCAAAGTAGATGTGATCGTAAGCCATTGTAGATTCAGGCATTACTTCCACAGCAACAGACCTGCCATAATTGTGCATAGCCTGTTTTACTACTTCTTCTACTGTAAACGAGTCGTTATCGTGGTATGAGATTGTTACTTTCAATTTCGACTCCTAGAACAAAAAAGGCCGGGAGCTTTTTGAGGACTCCCGGCCTAGTGTGAAAGCTAGTGCTTATTAGGCGGCGGCCTTGGCTTCAGCCTTGGCTTTCTTAGCAGCGCCGTCGTAATCAGCAACCTTGATGCCACGACGGGTCAACAGGGTACGCAGACCACGCTCGGTCTTGTCAACGGCCGCGGCGATTTCAGCAACGGTCATCGAGTGGATCTTGTCACCAAGCTGGGTAACAGGATCAACAACTTCCTTAGCATGGCTGCTACGCTGTGCAGGAATCTTGGCGATTTGGCCCTTGCGGGTCAGGCTCAGAGCCTTGCCACGAACGCTGGCAACAGTCTTGTTCAGTGCCGTAGCAATATCTTCGATATAGCTACCGGCTTCAGCCATCTTAACAAACTTGGCTTCTTCAGCTTCGGTGTAAGTGCGAGCAACTTCAACCTTCTCAGCAGGCTTAACGCTGCCAGTCAGTTCCAGAGCAAGCAGCTTGCCTTGAATTTGCTTAGCAGTGAACTTGCCATCGGCGAACTGCTCAGCGATTTGCTTGTAGGTCAGGTTACCACTGTTAGAGATAACGAATTCTGCCAGATCAGCACCCTCGTCTTCCGAGAAAGCACTGGTCTTTTCCTTGGCCATCGAAGCAACTTCGACTTCCAATTGACGCAGCTTGCTAGCTACGCTACGGGCGGTAAAGCCTTCGCCAAGAGCAGCAACAGCGCGCTCAACAGCGTCAGCACTAACAGGGCGGCTATTGCCAACTGCGGCCATCATGGTATCAACAGCGGCATCAGACCACTTTTTAGTCTTTTCAGTCATTTGAGTTTTCTTTCAAAAAGATGTTTAGATTTGTGATAATTGTAATACCGAGAGACTCGGCTTTTTTGCGTTTTGTACTGCCTTTGTCCTCTTCATCAACTAAGAAGTCAGTAGTTTTAGTTACAGACTCTACCGGCTTGTAGCCAGCTAGCTCGAGTGCTCTATGAGCCTCGGCTTTCGTTTTGTAAGATACTAGTTTACCAGTTATGCAAACAGTTTTCAAGTCAAGATTTGCATTAGCTGTACTTTGGCTAGATTGAAACGAGAAAGGCAAAAACTCTCTCATCTCTTGGAAATCAGTTTCAAGCCAAGTCAACAAGTTTTCGGTAACTTTGTCGCCTAGGCCAGCTTGCTTGCAAGTTTCAAAACTGATCTCGTCTACAGATGCTACTACTTCACACAATTTTTTACTTGCGGTCTGACCCACAAGCGGGATAGAAAAAGAACTGATGACTGTGGCCAAATCGGCCTGTTTGCTTTTCTCGATTTCCATAATCAACTTTTCGGCAACTCGCTCGCTGCCCAAAGCACTGCTTACTTCATCAAAGTCAAGATAGTACAGCTCAGTAATGTCTGCTAAACCCAGCTTTTCGATTGTGCGAGAACCCATGCCCTTAATGCCAAGGGTCTTGCAAAAATGCTCGACCTTTTTGCTTAGCTGGGCACCGCAAGCTGTGTTACGGCAAAAGAGCTGATCGTTGACCAGTTCTAGTGGGTAATTGCAGCAAGGGCACTCAGTGGGAATTGTGATTCTCATAGTCGCTTTATCAATTTAAGTAATAATTATACTAGATTAACTGCGGCACAGCAAGTTGAAAATTTCTGTGCCCTGAGTGGCGAAATTTTATGCGTCTACTTTGTGTAGTATGCACGGAATAATCTCGCCAGCTCTAGCTACTGCTACTGTGTCACCAATCTGCAAACCCAAGGCTTCGATGAAACCAGGGTTGTTAAGAGTTGCGCGACTAACTATAGCATCGCCAATAAGAACAGGATCAAGAATAGCAACTGGGGTAACCTTGCCACTCTTTCCTACCTGCCACTCAACACCGATCAACTTTGTTTCAACGTGCTCGGCACGCTCCTTACGAGCATATGCACCGCGGGGATGCTTGCTGGTATAGCCCAGGTCTAAGAAGGTTTTGTTGCAGTTGATTCGGAAAACTACACCATCACTAGGATAGATTTTGTCCAAGTCGACTTCGTTGCAACAATTGAAACCAAACAACTTTAGCTGTTGAATGTCATGATCGAACTTAGACTTCAAGTTAGGCTGAATGCCATACGCAAAAAAGCTAAGTGCCCTGGTCTTGAATTCTTCAACATCTTTTAGGTTAAGTGAGCCTGCGGCATAGTTACGAGCGTTTTCAATGTGTTTTGGGGCCACAATCTCGCCAGTAACTTGATAAACACCCTCTAGTGGGATTTGGTGTGGTACAAGACCCTTGTGTGATAGAATCTTATCTGTAATGACTTGGCCTTCTACACCATCGCCACGAGTGAGTGCACGAACTAGTTGTCCGTTTACATACAACAGTGAAACTGCTGCGCCGTCAAGCTTAACGCTCATGCTAAGGTCTTGATAGCCTTCCAGCGGCCGCTTGCCTTCATCCTCATAATACTTTTGCAGTGAGTACATTTGGTACAGGTGACGCTCCACCTGACCACTAGCCTTAGCGCCTACACTTGTATAGCCACACGCCTCAGCAAGACTATCAAACTGATCGTCACTGATAATGGGCTGGCCAGCGTAATAATGACGACTGGCTTCATTGAGGAATTGTTGAAGTTTATTCATAGCCTATATTATACAACTTTAGCTTTGATCGCTCAAGTCGGAAATTTTATTGCAGTAGTGTTGAATAATTTCTTGAGCTTCGCCTTTCGACACTATATCAAACAGCCCATCTAGGAGCGCATAAATGTTTTCCATATTGGCCTCCATTGATACACCCTCCTTACTGGGCACAAAGTCACCTTCGTAACTTTGAAAGTATTTGCGAATGTTGATATAGTACTTATCACGAAACTCGCTAATGGTGAGCTTTAGCTGATAAAACTTCTCCTCGTTATGATAGATAGTTTTTTCATAGTGCAGGTTATCGCTCATATCTGCACCCCGATTTCGCGCAAGTGCTCAAGACTAGCCAGCTCGTATGCGGGCTGATAGGCGTTCTGTTGCCAGTTACCTTTCAACCACATACTATATATGTAGCAGTCGTGCTTTGCACTGTGCTGCTCACTGGTAATCTTGGCTAGTGTATCGTAACGGGCACTGTACACGATCTCGCCTACCTTGAATCGGTCACGCACTGCACCCTCAGGGATAAGTTGAGGGTTGAAGTAGCTGTGCCCAGGTACGCGAATAGGAACGCTGCACTCGTCCAGCACTTGCTTGATTACAGCCGTACTGCGGTAAGTGCTCTTGCTAATTGCGTCCACAGGCTCACCGGCTAGGTACTCTGACACAATATAGCTACGCTCTTGTTGCGTGATTGGCTTGCCGCGCTTTTCAGCACGGAACCGCTTGTCGCGCTCACGCTTGTCTTTGTACTCTTGAATGATAGTAGCAAGACGCGCGGTGTTGTATGCCATGCCAAGAATCTGACAAGCATCTTTTTTAGTGATAGGTTTTGCACCTTCCTCACTAGGTTCCAGCAGTCGGATAACTTTTGCAATATTTGCATCAGTCATCAACTCTTGTTCAAGTTCACTACGCTTTCGTGCCATTATTTCCTCCAAAAATACAAAAGGCGGCATACGCCGCCTTGATTACGCCTTGATAACACTTAGCAGGTACACAGCGGCTTTGCCGGTGAGCTTGCTAAGAATATCTTCGTCGATAGGGGCACCCTTGGCTTCGATAGCGGCCTTGAGGTCAGCAATCGCAGACTCTTTAGACACGCGCTTGGAGCCTTCGCCCGAGCTGGTCTTAGTCTTGGTAGTGCTGCCGCTAGAGCCAGGATCCTTCTTCACATACACGCCTGCTTGCACAAGCACCATGCGAACGCCATTGGGTGACATTTCGATTTCTTCGGCAATGTCTTTGATAATTTCAGTACTGGTTTCAGGAGTGGGACCTGCACCTTCGTACATTTCAATAACTTTAGCCTTGAGTTCGTCAGTCCATTGAGTAGTAGTAGCCATGATTTCCTTTAATGTGTGCTTTTGGTTTGTTTAATGTTGCCGGTTTTTACTAAATCGTATTCTACCAGTGCGTCATACGCGGCTGTGTATGCTAGTGCCAACATATATAGTTTCTCGGTTGGCACTAAGCTGTCTGGTAGTTCATGCGGTGCTGCTTTGTTAGCCTCGCATATTTCTTCTATTTTTTGACTAAGCTGTAAGCTTAGCTTTGCACTATCGCTAAGTGCTAAACTGTCCCAGATTCGGAATTTTTTAGACATAATCGGTTTGAACCGATGCCATTTTCTCCGGAATAAAACGCCTGTAGTTATGCTTCAAATCAAACTCGTTGAGTAGCGCCTGGGTTTGCTCGTGCTGAGCTGCCTTCATAGCACCAAATTCGCTACAAAACTCTGCAAGCTCGTCGTGGCCCATGTGTGACACATCAATACCTTCAAAGAACTGGGTAGGCTTTACCAGTTCAACAACAGCTCGTTGACTAGTGCTGCCATCGGTTTTGATATAGGTAAATTCAACAAGTTTCATCGTTTGCCTTTTCAGTGTTGTAAAACAATATTATATTGTAAATAACTACAAGATTCAAATCTATAATTTTTAATCTTCACTAAGCATACTGTTCAGCAAGCCTTGCTTAAATCGCTCGCCTGCACCAGTAAATAAGATAGGCGGAAATGTAAACGGAGCCAGAATAGCTGCGATTACAATATAAGTTATGCTGGAGAAAATGGGATGGTTTAGGGTCGGGGTGTTGCCGCCACGCTCTTTTGCTTCGCGCATGGCTGGCATATAAAAAAGATACCAACTAGCAATAGCTGTACTCAGTGCAAATATAAAGTATAGCTCTATCAACCCCATACTGGATTACCCCACTTGTCGTGGGCACGAGAACCTAGTGAGAAGTCTACTTTACCTTGTGGCTGTGTTCCTGTGCGTTCCAGTCTAGTAGTTGCTAGTGCGTCTTGCTGTACTTTCGGATTGCTACTAAACAGCGAGTGTGGAGCTTTACCACAAAACAGCTTAAACAGCTGGGCTGTGCGAATATTAGTTTTATTCCAAATAGTGCTTGTTGGGTTCTTGCGACGATAACTAACATTCTTGATTGCCATAGCAATCTGCTGGTTATCGGGCTGTAGTGCCAACAACTTCTTCAGCCTACGCTCACGATTAGTTCTCCAGCGACTACTAGTTTTGTAACTAGCGTAGTATCCCTTATAGCTGTTACCAGCTCGCTTTGCCTTTGCCAATGTTTACTCCTCGTCTGCAGCTTGAACTTCCAGCCAGCCGCTATCTTCGCCGCGCACCACAAATTCTTGATGGCTCTCTGCAGTGGCTTCATCTTCTGCGGCTTGCTCAATCCGGTCGCACATACGGCGGCAGTGTTGCAGTGCCTCAATCAGCTCACCGATCTGCTCCACGCAAAGCGGAACACTACGACCACAGCTGTCAAAGATACGCACTTCGTCCATGCCACCAGGATTAGTACCGAACTCTACTCCGTTGTAGTAGAATGCGTCTCCGGCTTGAAAAGTGCCCTCGCTACCAAACATTTGAAGGTCGATAGGATCGGCTTTGCTAAAATAAATAATCACTTTTGTTTCCTTAGTGGTGGTGTGTAAAAATAATATTTTATACTAAATGAGTTTGAGTTTCAACAAAAAATTTTTGCAACAAAAAATCCAGCCCAAGGCTGGATTATAACAAAAAGTCACGAATTTTTTCTGTACTGTTTTCTATCTTGTGCAGACTACAAAATGCTTCTAGCAGCCTGCTGTCGTAGTCGTCAGGCATAATGCTATTGTGTATGGCTAGGTAGCCTGCCATTTGCGCCTGTGCATACGCCTCTGGTCCAAAGCCAAATACATTGTACAACACATACCTGTAGCTGCCATGCTTTTCAATCTCGCCTTGATAGATTCTACGCGCAACAGCACAAAAGCACTTTAGCTGGTCTTCCTTTGACAGGCTGTTCCAGTGCTGTTCTTGCTCTAGCTCCAGCTCTTTGAATACGCGATTAAAGTCGTCTTGTAGATCTTCTAATGACATTTTATATTCCTGGTAGGCCGGGTCAGAGTCGAACTGACCACCAACGGATTATGAGTCCGCTGCTCTAACCAACATGAGCTACCGGCCCGTTAAAAAAGAAAATGCCCCTTAAAGCATTTAATAAAATATTATAAACGCTTTAAGAGGCATTTTCAAGTCAAAAATTTACCACTTGCCAACAGGGCAGGTACTGGCCTGGATGTGCACTTTTTGCTCCATCCAGCAACCGCACTTTGTGCAACGCTTTTCAGTATAGTGCTCGCAGCTTTCGCAAGTTTTCAATCTACCCTCTGCAACTTCTGCACTTACTAGTAGCATACGACCATGTGCCAAGCCTTTAGCAGCATCCCAGCCTGTTTTTAACAAGTTTCTGGTCTGCTGAAATACTGACGGAAATTTGTCTAGCTGTTCTTTTTGCAACATCTCTAGCTGTTGTTGCTCTTGCTCAGCTGTCATGATAAAAGGCTTTCTAGCCTCCTCCTGACGCTTTTCCATAGTTTCGATAATTTGATTAAAGTGCTGAGCAAATCCTTGTGCAGCACCCATCATATTAAACCATTTAGCTTTTGGCTCAAATATGTAAACCATGTCCATTGCCACTTCAGGAAATTGCAGCTCATGTGGCCTATAGCAAATGGAGTAGTAGTGAAACTGCTTTGGATGTTCACTAATCTTTTGCTTTAGCTCCTGCTCCAGTGGCGTGTCACTGTCGCAGGTAAACTTTTTTACAAAAACAATTACTAACGAATTAGGGTCTTGGATACTGTCCAGTTCTGCTTGCAGAGCTGTTGGTAGTTTTGGCGGCGGGATATGTGCTTGAGCAGGTATAGTACTTGCTGTAAAAGCATCTGATTTGTCTAACAATTAAGTCTCCTGTGTCAACCACTCTTGTGTTGCTTCATTCCAAATAAATTTTGCACCATCCGGTATTAGGCTGCCATTTGGTGGCTGCTTTGGTGGTATCCAACGATTTACCGCCTCATCAAACGTCCAGGACAGATAGCCTGTATTAGCATAGAATTGACGCTTCATTTCCTCAATGGCAGCGGCCTTTTCTACAGGATCCATGTTCTTGACTTCTACCTCTTGCGTGTATATCTCCGTACCGGGCTGTTTGTATACGCGTTCGATTGCGTACTTTTGGTACATGCCCAGAGGCGGTAAGTCTACAGCTTCCTCAAACAAGGCGTAATTCTCAGGAGGGCCTTGATCAAAGTTGTGATTTGGAAATCTACGCTGCATTTGCTCCAGGCTGTAAACTCCGCCCGAAGGAATGCCATTGGTTGTTTGTATATATTTATAAGCCATGTTATAAGTCCTCTAGGGCTAAGTTTAGCAATTCTTCCACCAGTAAATATCATACTTTGTACAAGCCTGTATGATACCGCAAATTAGTCCGCTGGGTCCGCAAGGCATACAGTCACTTACGCCTGTTACATTGAATCCCGAAGGATCTGAAGGGCACCCTACTGGATCTTGCCAGTAGCCTTCTCCGCTATTAAATACTAAGTAAGCTTGGTAGCAATATCCACTGCTAGGTGTACAACCGCAACCACAGCTAGGGCTATTACTCTCTATAAATTGATCGTAATATCCGCAGCTACCGTTGTGATACTGTTGATAGTAATTACAGCCGCTGCAGTAGGTTCCTGCAGGTGTGCCGTAAGACGTACAGTATCCACACGTTGGGCTGTTGTACTCTGCTACTTGGTCGTAGTATCCACAACCGCCGTTATGGTACTGGTAGTATAGCGTGTAACCACTACAGTACTGACCCGCGTAACCGCCATAACTAGGACAGCAGCCACAACTGGTACTATTATACTCTTGTACTTGCTCGTAATATCCGCAGCTACCGTTATGGTATCTATAGTAGTAAGTACAGCCATTACAGAACGTATTATAAAAAGTCCAGGCAGAAGGACAGCATCCGCAGTTAGTACTGTTGTACTCCTGGGCTACATCGTAGAAGCCGCAGCTACCGTTGTGGTATTTGTAGGTATAGGTACATCCATTACAAAACGCGCTGTGATAAGTTCCAGAGGGCTTACAGCACCCACAAGCTGCAGCATCGTACTCTTGTACTACATTGTAGAATCCGCAACTACCGTTGTGGTATTTATAGTAGTAGGTACAGCCACTGCAAAATGCGCTGTGATAAGTTCCACTTGGAGTACAGTAGCCACAAGTAGCACTATTATTTTCTACTGTTACATCGTAGAATCCACAGCTGCCGTTGTGGTAGCGATTATATAGAGTATAACCGCTACACCCCTGACTGTGATATGTTCCGTAGGGGGTACAAGCACTCTTGCCGTACAAGTTAGACAAGCTAATTGAACCTGAAGCTACCCCTGCCAAAGTACGTACCACTGTATCACCAAGGCTAATCGTTTGGGTACTGCTGCGACCCAGTTCAGTATTTACGTTTGCTAGCGAAATAGCACCAGATGACTGTAATGGCATAAATTATTCCTTGCACAAGGTATTTTTAAACAATTATACCGCAAGTGTAAAAATAATTCAAGCCAAAAATTTTTGTATGCTGGTTAGAGTTGTCGAGTAGGCAGCTCTAGCATAATCTGCTTGCGCTCTTGATCTGTGAGCTTGTGCCAAACCTGGAGTTCCCGCACAGTTCGCTTGCAGCCTATGCAATACTGCAGTTTAGGGTCTAGTTTACATATATTAATGCAAGGTGTTTCCATAAACGAAAAAGTCCCTGACCCAGTATAGTATACCAGATCAGGGACACAAATTCAAGTTAATAAATTGGTACGCGATGACGGGTTTGAACCGCCGACCCTCTCGGTGTAAACGAGACGCTCTACCGCTGAGCTAATCGCGCCTTATTTGATCTTAGCCATTTCTGCCTTGATGCGTGTAACTACTGCATCAGGCATAGGAACGTAATCTAGGTCTAAGGCCATTTTGTCGCCTTTGTCCAGCGCCCAAATAAAGAACTTAATCGCTTCTTTAGCCTCCGCAGGCTTTTGCGAGTTTAGGTGCATAATGATAAAAGTAGCACCAGTAATAGGCCAGCTAGTTTTTCCAGGCTGATCTGTTAAGATTTGGTAAAAGGTTTCGTTCCACTTTGCACCGGCCGCGGCTGCTTGGAATGTCAAGTCGTCTGGAGCAACCCACTGGCCGTCCCTGTTCTGCACCTGAACCCAGTTCATGTTGGTTTGCTTAACGTACGCATACTCAACATAGCCAATGCTATTAGGTAGTTGACGCACTAGTGCTGCTACGCCTTCATTGCCCTTGCCACCTGCTCCAGTTTTCCAGTTTACTGCAGTGCCTTCTCCAACTTGTTCTTTCCAGTCCTTGTTGACTTTGCTAAGATAGTTAGTCCAAATAAAAGTGGTGCCACTACCGTCTGCTCTGCGAACCGGCATGATTTGGTCACCCGGTAAGGCTAGCGTTGGGTTGAGTGCTTTAATTGCTTGGTCATCCCACTTTGTAATCTTGCCTAAATAAATATCGCCCAAAACCTGCCCAGTTAAACGCAACTGTCCTGGCTGCACGGTCTTTAGGTTAACTACTGGAACTACTCCACCAATTACCATAGGCCACTGTGTGGCTTCTAGGGCCTTAAGCCGTTCATCCGTTAGCGGCATATCACTAGCGCCAAAAGTAACGGTTTTGCCTTCAATCTGACGGATACCTGCTCCGCTTCCTACACTTTGATAGTTAATCTTTATGTTGGTTTCTTTGTTGTAGGCATCTGCCCACTTAGAGTACAGTGGTGCTGGAAATGTTGCACCGGCGCCGTTAACTGTTTGTGCCTGAGCTGTGAAGCCCACAGCTAGCAGTAGTGTTGCAAGTAATTTTTTCATAAACAAGCCTTGTGTGTTGTGCTATTTACTCAAACGCATACGTGTCGTAGTCTTCTTTGCCTACGCCACACTCTGGGCAAGTGAAATCATCGGGTAATGTATCCCACGCGCCCTCTAATTCTTCGTCATGCACATGACCGCATACTACGCATACATATTCCTGGTTGTTCATAAGCTCTCCAGTTTCTGACGGTATGCATCCGTGTGTCGCTTTTCAACTTTAGCCAGCGCCGCGAATCGGGCCTGGGCTTTGTCTAGTAGCTCTTGAAACGCTTGAGCGTGCTCCTTAGATTCCTCCGCCTGCAGCCTAGCTTCCAGTCGGGCTGCTTCATCGCCCTCGCTTGCGGCTTCTTGCTCAAACTTAGGGTACATTTCTGTGAACTCGTAAGTTTCTCCCTTGATGGCAAGCTCAAGACATTCCTTGGTAGTGGGTGTGCCGACTAACAGCTCTAGGTGTCCCCAAGCGTGTTTGATCTCTTGATCTGCTGTATGCTCAAAGTGTTTAGCAATATCTTCGTAGCCCTCTTGTCTAGCCAGCTTAGCAAAGTAACGGTATTTGATGTGCGCCATGCTTTCACCAGCAAGCGCACTCTCTAAATTCTGTAGTGTTTTTGATAACATTCTAATTCCTGTGTGTGGAGCGTAGTGTGAGAATCGAACTCACGATTGAAGGTTGGAAGCCTACCGTTTTACCATTAAACTAACCACGCGTTATGGT